TTTGTTTCGTGAAATATCCGAAATGTTTGGAATTCATCATGCAACCATTTTGCACGGAATCGGACAAGCGGAAATCTTCGAAAAGCAAAACGACGAACTTTATTTTTTGGCAACAAAAGATTTATATTTGGAATTCAAAGACAAAAAAATCATTTTCAAGGAAAGAAACTTGATTGAAGACATCTTAAATTGTAAAAATATGCACCAATTAAGCCAAATTAAGACACGATTGCAACATAATCAATATAAGCGTGACGATGCGTGACGATACCGCGACCATACGTCACGGCTTGAAGCGCAATGCCAGTCACAAAAGAAGGTCAAAGCGTGACGGTGACGATAGCAAAACAATGAGAGATTCTACTAAAAATGAAAAAGACGTTTTTTATCTCAATTTTTTTGAAATTTATCGTCACATCGTCACGCTCGGTCTGAAAGACAATGCCACATTGATTTTAAGCCGTGACGATAAACGTGACGATAGAATATTTATCGTCGCGAAACAAACAACATCGTCACGTTTTGAACATATTTGCAAAAAATTACGATTTATATAAAAAAAATATTACCTTTACAAAGTTAGATGCAGCAAACAAAAATTTTAAGGCCATTAACCGAGTACCGACTGCATCCGGGAAAGGTTCTTGGCTTTTTTTAATTGACTAAAAATGAACATTCCAAAACTTTCCGTCTTTAAAAGCTTATTTAATAGCAAAGAAACGCCGTACACTTTGACGATTCTTGATGTTTACGAACGAATAAAGAACGGTTATTCAGATCTTAATAAAAAGATTGAACGACTTCGGGCAATGGATGAAAATTCCGAAGAACATCGAAGCTTGAAAAATTCACTTTTGGCGATTATGTTCAACGGAACATTCAACGAACGAAACGACAACGGACTTGTCGAACATTCCGGACTTTGTGTTTTGGACTTTGACGATTATCCGGATGCCGTCACAATGGATGCCGAACGGCAAAGATTGATTAATTGTCCGTTTGTTTATTTGGTGTTCACGTCGCCAGGTGGCAAAGGTTTGAAGGTTGTCATCAAGATACCAAAATCAACGAAGGACGAACACAAAAGAAGATTCCAAGCGTTCGAAAAGTATATACAAAGCGATTACTTTGATAAGACATCATGCAACGTTTCAAGAGTTTGTTTTGAAAGCTTTGATCCGGAAGCTTACATCAACGAATTTTGTCAAGAATTCACCGACATTGAACAAGAAAAAGGATTCGATTTCACGGAAAAAGCGCCGACTTGCATATTGACCGACGAAGACAAGATAATTGACCGAATAATGAAATTTGATTTCGGTTGTTCATTTATCGAAGGATCAAGAAACGCTTATATTTTTAAGGTGGCCGCTTGCTTTTGCGAATACAATATTTCAAAAGATACGGCCGAATATTATTTGAAGGCGAATTTCATTTCGAAATCGTTCACTTTGTCCGAATTAATTTTGACCATTAAAAGCGCGTACAAAAAAGCTTCGCCAGGAATCAAATATTTTGAGAATGTCGATTTGGTTCAAAAGGTTAAATTAAAATTGAAACAAGGCGTAAATTTACGCGACATTAAAAAGCAATTGAATGTTGATGAAGATGTAATTGATGACATTAAAACGGATCTTTCAACGTCCGAAGACATCTTTTGGATAATTGAACAAAAGAAGACCGGCGAAACCATTACAATCGAACCGTTGAAATATGCTGAATTTCTTGTCAAGAATGGATTCAACAAATATTATCCCGAAAATGCTGAAAAACCGACTTTCGTTCGAGTTCAAGAAAACAAGGTTCGTCTTTCATCGGCCGATCAAATAAAAGACTTTGTTCTTCAATTCTTGATGTCGCGAGGTGAAATAAAAGTTTGGAACTATTGTTCAAAGTCAACTTATTTATTCAATGAGAATCATTTAAACATGATTGATTCGATTGGATTGAAGATGCTTCAAGATACGAAAGACATTTCTTTGATTCCGTTTCGAAATGGCGTCGCAAAAGTGACAAAGAATTCCGTCGTTCTTCAATCTTATATTGATGTCGAAGGATATATTTGGGAAAATCAAATCTTGGAACGTGACTTCATTCCAGTTGACGAATATAAAAATGACTTTCAAGATCTTATTTCTAAGGTATCGGCGGAAAATTCAGAGCGAATAACGGCGCTTGAATCAACGCTTGGATATTTATTGCACACATTCAAGGACAAGACCGATCAAAAGGCAATTATTTTCAATGACCAAGAAATCGACGACAATGCGAACGGCGGTTCGGGAAAATCTTTGATGTTGACGGCCTTGTCTTATATTAGAAAGATAGTAAAGATTGACGGCAAAGCTTTCAATTCAAAAGGTGACTTCGTTTATCAACGCGTCAATTTAGATACGCAAGTTCTGGCATTCGACGACGTTAAAAAGAACTTTGATTTCGAACAATTGTTTTCTTTGATTTCGGAAGGAATCACAGTCAACCGAAAAAACAAAGATGAAATCTTCATTCCATTTGAGCGAAGTCCGAAAATTATAATTACGACGAATTATGTCATTGCCGGCGCTGGTTCAAGTCACGACCGAAGACGGCACGAATTAGAATTCTTTCAATATTTCAACGCGAAGAAATCACCGCTTGAACTTTACGGCCGTTTATTATTTGATTCATGGTCGGTTGATGACTGGATGAAGTTTGACAACTACATGATCCGAAATCTTCAAAAGTTCTTAAAGTATGGATTGAAACAATCGATTTCAATTAACGCTGATTCGAAACGATTTATTCAGGCGACATCAAAAGACTTCTTTGACTTCGTGAACGACGGCCACATCGAATCAAATGTTCGCCATTACAACAACGCGTCAATCCAATTGTTCCAACAAGAAACAAACGGTTGGAAAGATTTGGAATCGCGAAGATATTTGAAATGGATTTCGGAATATGCGAAATATAAGAATTTAGATTTAAGAAAAGAACGCGATCACGGCGGACGATTCTTTGAATTAATTGATGAAGATTCGGTCACAAATCAAGGCGATATTTGGGACGAAATTAATAAACAAGTAAAACAATAAAAATGACAAAATTAGAAATTACACCAGGACAAATCGAACGAGCAAAAAATTTGTATTCGTTTAACACATTGAAAAATTCTATTAAAGAAGGCGAAGGGAATTTAACCGGCGCGATTGGCGAAATTGTCGCCTTTGATTATTACGAACAACAAGACAAGCTTGTCATCCATTCAGGCGATTTCAATTTCGATTTGTTGATTGACGGATCTAAAATTGAAGTCAAAACAATGGAATGCAACACACCACCAAAAGACCATTACGAATGCAATGTTTCATTGTTTAACGCGGAACAAGAATGCGATTATTATTTGTTTGTCGATGTTGATTCAAATCATTCAACGGCATTTATAAAAGGTTATGTTTCAAAGGAACGATTTAAAAAGATTCGCCAATTAAAAAAACAAGGCGAAAAGAACGGCAGCTTCGAGTATAAATGCGACACCTTTGTTGTTCTTAACAATCAATTATCATGAGAGACATTGAAAAAAATTGGAATGAATTTGTTGCCGATTATAATGAAATTATAGCAAAACAAAAAGAAAGTCAATATCGAAGCTTCAATCCCGATGTTTTAAGAATTTATAATGATTACTATATTTTTGATAAAATAAGGGACGAAGGTTTTTATTATGATCAAAAATGGATTCAAGATAAAAATGAAATAAGAAACTTTAAAAATGAATGGAGTGAATTTAAAGGTCATCCAGTTAGCAAATCAGTTGACAAGCAACAACAATTAAAATTAAAATTAAAACAAAAACATATTATGAACAAAGAAAGTAAAACAAGATTGAAGGCGATTGAATTCAAATATCTTTCGTACAAATATCCGTCCGCACCTGGTCACATCATTCCGTTAACCGCGTACACCGACAAGACCGCAAACGGATTGACAAAATGTATTTGTGACTTTCTTAATTTCGACGGATTCCAAGCGGAAAGAATCAACACAATGGGTGTCTTTAGAAGATCACGACGAACCGACGGAACTTTCACCGAAGGAACTTGGACGAAAGGAACTGGAACACCTGGCAGCGCCGACATTTCGGCAACCATTTACGGACGTTCGGTAAAGATTGAAGTCAAGATTGGAAAGGATCGCCAGTCCGAAGCGCAAAAGAACTATCAAGAAATGATTGAACGATCCGGCGGAACGTATTTCATCGCCAAAGATTTCGATTCGTTCCTGGAATGGTTTGACAAATTTTGTCTTGACAAATCGATAAAGGACAAGGGGTAAAAATTACCACATGTCTTGACAAGAAATGACATATTTCGCCAAAACTGAAAATAAAGAATACATTTGGCGAAGTATAAACTTGCGAAAAGTATGAAAATTAAGTATTAATCACCACAATTAATTAAAACAATGAAAGCAACAATCGAATATAATTTACCGGACGATCAATTTGAATTTGACAACGCCGTCAAATCAAATAAAATGTGGCATGCTTTGACCGAAATCAAAGATGAACTTCGAACGATTTGGAAATACGAAGATCTTAAAGAAAACCAGTTTGAAATGGTTGAAAGGATTCGCGAAAAGTTCTTTGAAATTTTACAAGAAAATGAAATAAATCTTGATTAATTGTCATTAATACAAAAACTTTAATTATATTTGTTAAAATAAACTAAATTTAAACTATGGATGCAAAACAAACGGCGGTTAAAACACCGGCCAAACCAATCAAACCGATTGGCATTTATGCGCGATTACATTCCGCAAAACAATTAATTGGAAAGGTTGCAAAGAACGCAACGAATCCACACTTTAAAAAGAATTATGCCGACATCAACGCGCTATTGGAAACGGTTGAACCGGTTCTTTGGGACAACGGTCTTGTTCTTTTACAACCAATTAAAGACGATGTTGTCATGACTCAAATCGTTGACATCGAAACCGGTGAAATGGTTGAATCTTGGATGCGCTTGCCAATGATTACCGATCCGCAAAAGATACTTTCGGCGGTCACTTACTTTCGTCGCGGAACGCTTCAATCTTTATTGTCACTTCAAGCGGTTGACGACGACGGACAAACGGCAGCAGCAGCGCCAAAAGGAAAGCCGGCAATCACAAACGAACGATTTGAAAAGGCATTGCAAGCTATTTCAGATAATCAATACACCGTTGAACAATTGCAAGCAACTTATTCGTTGACGGACTTACAATTAAAAGCGATTCAATTATGAAATGGCATCCTTCGTCATTGGGAAAACTTATGACAACGCCGAAATCAAAAGGCGAAAATTTGAGTCAAGGCGCTAAGACGTATATTCGCCAGGTGGCGAAACAAGATTTCTTCGGTTACCGGGTTGAACTTGACAACAAGTATATCAACAAAGGAAAGGATCAAGAAAAAGATTCAATTGACTTGTTGAATTCAGTTCGGTTCACTAATTATAAAAAGAACGATGTCCGAATCGAAGACGAATATCTAACCGGCGAATGTGACATCTTATCCGATGACCGTGTCATCGATGTCAAAACATCTTGGAATCTTGAAACGTGGCCGGCAACACCAGGCGAAGCGCACGACAACGAATATGAATGGCAAGGTCGCGCATATCTAATGTTATATGAACGCGAGATCTTCGAACTTATTTTTTGTATGGTCACAACGAAGGACGAGTTCTTGAACCAGTGGGAACAAATCGACTTGCATCGCGTTGATCACATCGCACCTGAAAAGCGAATCACTTCGGTAATTTACGAACGCGACCTTGAAAAAGAAGAATTGATTCGGGAAAAACTAATTTTTGCAAATGAATATTACGCTCAATATATTAATCAATTAAATTCTAAATAATATGCTTACAATTATCTATGTTGTTTTAATGATTCCGGCAATGGTTGTCGGATGGCTCGCGCTCGGCTTTGGGTTGCATGAATACTTTACTAAAAGAAAAAGAAAATGAATTACACTATTGAAGGAAAGGTTGTCACGATTGGTGACAAAGTACAAATCACGGACAAATTCGCAAAGCGCGAAATCGTTATTGAAAGCGGTGACAAATATCCGGAACAAATCATGCTTGAATTTACCCAGGACAAATGTGACTTGCTTTCATTGGC